ATGAAACTCAACAAATCTACTGTTGATGCTATTCCATTAACTGAAAAAGGTCAAAAAATATATAGAGATGCAGAACTGATCGGTTTTGCTGTTCGGGTAACTAATAAAAGTAAAACCTATATTGTTGAAAGGAGGCATGAAGGTGAACTCTATCGAGTGACAATTGGTAAAACTACCGATATTCCTGCAACAAATGCTCGAGCAAAAGCTCAGATGATTCTGGCGAAAATTTCAAACAATGAATATGAAAAGCCTATCAAATTAAAGAATGTTGCTAATCCTTTAGATATTACAGTGAATGAAGCTCTTCAAATTTATATTGATAGAAATGACTTTAGGCCAAAAACAATTAGGCAGTACCGTAAGTACTTTGATTTATATTTGGGGTGGGGCAACAAAAAGCTTTTCCAGATATCTAAGCAAGAAGTACTGGATCGATTTATTGAGGTATCAGAAGTAAGTGAGTCGTCAGCAAATGGTGCTGTATCTCTTTTAGGTACCTTATGGAAGTATATTCATGTTCTTTATTCAACAGATGAGAACCCGATTCTTAAAAGTAATCCAGTTGACATTATTTCCGTAACAAGAGGTTGGAATAAAATAGCAAGTAGGGATAGACATCTCCATAAAGACATCATTCACAAATATTACAATGCAGTGCTTCATTATGAAGATGAGTTAAATCTGGAAAATACTGCTAGGTCAAACACGCATCGGGATATCGTATTGATGTGCATGTATACGGGATGCCGTAAACAGGAGGCATGTTGTCTAAAGTGGTCTGATGTAGATATTAAAAATGGTACCTTAACTTTTAGAGATACCAAAAATGGTTCAGATCATACTTTTCCTATTGGTGATCATCTACACAGTATTTTGCGTGAACGTTGGTTATTAAGAGAAAACGATTGGGTTTTCCCAGCTACTAAAATGCCTACTTCGTGGAATATGCATGCAACTAAGGTAGATACATTATTGAATAGAGTGGGTAAAGAAGTTGACTATTACGTTTCAATGCATGATTTCCGCCGTACATTTGCCACTATATGCAACCTTTTAAGATTTAATATTTATGTGACAAAAAGACTTCTTAATCACACGGCTAAACCAAGAATTGATGTGACAGGTGGATATGTTCAAATTCCAGATGAGGAATTAAGAGCTTCGATGAATATGATTGAGGCGGTTTATCAAGGAAAGATTGATTGCTTCAACTACCAATCTGTTTGGACAGAAAGATTAAAAGAAATAAAGGCGGTTTAACCGCCTTAAACTGTTGCAAGCTGTGCTGTATTAAGCACAGTCTTGCTTTGCTCATACTTTAAAACGTCTTTCTTTTTATATGAAACACGTCTCCCAATTTTCGAGAAAGGCAGTGATGATTGATCACAACGCATTCTAGCTAATGTCCAAGGCGAGCAATCTAAATAAAGTGCTACAACCTCTTGAGGAAACTTCTGTTCTTCATTAGCCATTATGAAGCGATCCAAATATTCTTGTTGCTCTGCATCAGATAGATTTCTCAGATCTTTTAACATTTACTCCTCCTTACTTTCCGCTTTAACTTCTAATTGAGTACCCTCATAGGTGCCGTCACCCCCACAATTCAGACAATGTGTATACATGCCTAAACCATCCCCATCAGGACAGAAGTTTTCAGGTAATGACTCGTTTAGAAATACGGTGCCCCCAATTGGCTTTGTGTGAATATGAGGGGCAAGACCGTAATAGGGGTAAATGCATTCACCATTTCCATCATCACAAAAATCACATGTTTTAACTTTTACTTCACTCATCCATTAGCTCCTCAACTCATTACGTTCTTTCTTCAATTGTCGCAAAAGGTTGTGAAGAGTAACGGTTACAGCTTTATCTAGACTTTTGGTTGAATGAAACTCTGCTAGTTGAGAAAGCGCTAAACCAAAAATGTGGTATGCAAAAACCTTTGCAGCCTCAGGATTATTTTTGAGAAGCTCCTCGGTACTTGGACAAATGATTTTTTCAAAAATATGAACAGCTACCTGATCGGGAGTGCCTTCAATTCTGCTAGGGTTCAAATTAACTTCTCCAATAACTTTGCTCATCCTTCAGCTCCTGATTCGCTAACACCCAACTTAATGCAACCTTCCTCAGGTAAATCAGCATACCAACAGTAGTATCCTTCACCATCATAACCATCTTGGAGCCATTTGATGGTCATTTCAGTTTCCATCTGGAATTGATCTTTTTCCCCATCTGGCGCACCAAAATCAAAGGCTTCTTTTAGTTCAGCGCAAGTTAGAGTGACACTAGGGGTGGGAGTATCTGGCACCGTCTCGGCTTTGGCTTTATTCCATAACTGCCAAGCATCATTAGTTACAATATTGAAATAGCCATTCATTGTTTCACTGAATGCTAGGATGTCATTTTTACGAATAGCACTTTCACGTTTAAAAATTTCTGTAGTTTTGAATTGTGATTCAAAAGGGATACGTTCATTACCTGTCATTTAAGCCACCATCTCTGCATATTCTTCTTTAGTCCACTCAACAAACTCTCTATAAAGCTGCTGGGCAGGTTTATTTAAACGGTTGTGATAGTCGATCGTTATGCGGCGCCAAGCGACTGGTACCGCATAATGTTTGGTTAGAAACATTGCTTGATCCATGCCTTGCCGGACTATTACGTAGCCCAGCAATTGCAAGTAGTACATAAAACCAAGCATGTGTTTTTGGCTCACTTTCTTGTACTGATCTTTCATATTAGAGGCCATCCTCTAAAAGATATGCTGGTTCATGAGCGGCCGCATTGAGTTGACTACGGCGCTTTTTGGCCATATTCCATAAGGTTTTATGAACGTCTTGATGGCGTGAAGGAATTTCTAACTCTAATTCTTCAAGCGTTTTTAGATCTGCCGCATATTGGAGGCGGACGATTAAAGGTGATAATCCATCATCTTCTTGTTTTGTTTGCTTTAACTCTGCAAGGCGTTTGTGCATTTCATTTAATAGTGGCTTACGTTGTTCCTCCGTCCATTTAGTGGTGTAACGGATAACACTATTAACTTCTTCAGGGGTATGAAAGTTCTGGATGCTTTGAACTAATGATTCATAATTTACAGGCATTGAAATGGTTGCCACTTCATCATTTGCTTGCGCATCTAAATCAGAAAAAACTTGTTCACTAGCTGTATCAGCAGCATCCATTTCAATAAAATCGAGTTCAATTAATCGTTCTTGCTTAGCCAGATTTATTTGGTCAATTTGCTCTTGAGTAAAGCCTTCTTTTTCAAGATTCGCACAAGTTGAATCTAGCTCTTTTTCTGACTGGCAAATACGGATTGCATCAAGCAAAATTTCAAATTGGGCATTAACATTCGGCTTAATATTAAGTTCGTTAGTAACTGGAGTTAATAGGTCTTCGGAAGCTGTGACATTAGTTTGTTCTGTAATAACAATCGCTCGCTGTTTATCTGCAGGGAAAACTTCAGAAGGTATTACTTTTGCCACTGGCTCAGCTTTTGATTTCTTGCCACGCTGTTTCTTTTTTTCATCACCTAAGCGAATAACACTTAAGTCATCATTAACTTCAAAACCTAACGCTTTGGACAGTGCTTTTAATTGAAGCTTGGCGTTTTCTGCATCACGTTGAACGAAGCCACTGTTAATAGAATCAATTAATGCGTTAGTTTTGAAATCTAAAACATAGACCGTAGGTGAATATGTACTGATTACAAAAACTTCCTGACCGTCTTCATACTCATCAATAGTTAATGGCTTTGTGAATGTAATGCCAGCCAGTTCAATAGTTTCGATTTTGATGCAGAATTCAAAACCCGGTTTGCCAAAAACAGAAGCGGGGAATTGATCTAAATCGGCAAAGTCCAACATGTCTCCGGCTGGACGACATAGAACAGTTTTACCGTTTTGAAGAGCTGCAAATGCTTCAGCTGCAGTTAGTAAGTTAGACATAAATAGCTCTCCTTTTAGTGATGTAACGACTGTTGTTGCTGAACTTGCTGAGGATTGTTTTTAGGTGCCCAACCCATCTGATCGGCACGTGCTTGGCATGCTCTATTGATACCCGCCTCATACGTAGTACCTTTAAACTTCTTAATCGCAGCATTTAAGATGTTGGTGTCTGGTGCATCTTTAATTGCTTTTAATGCATCTTGATATAGTTGGTCCTGAGTACGAGGCGGCTTCTGGTTACCACCCTGAGCGATTGTCTGATTATTTTGATTTGTATTTTGACCTGCTGGGGTAGAGGCATTTTGCTCTAGATAGGCATAGTCATAGTTGTATAGATATTTACTTCCATCAAAATTACCGAGGTAGACATCAGCTGCCACACCAATAGCTTTAAACGCTACACCAAGAGCATCAGTAACGGCCTTTTTATAACCTTCATCAATCGCTACTAATTTGCCCTTTTGAACTTCAACAATTGCTGAACCGCCGTTGCCGAAAAATTCCTCACCCCAAACACCATCAATCTTGGTTTTTACTGCTACTTCAGCAAAAGCCATAATGGTTCCATCTGGAGCAGTTTCAGACCATAAACGTACATGTCTATAAGTCCAGCCATGACCAACGGGACCAAAGGCCTGAGTCATAGCCATTAATCGCCATTGAGGGTTAATATCTGATTTACCTTTTAAATAACCAAACTCAATTTTTTTAAGAAAATTGGTAGGCGTTTGCTTAACTGCATTCCAGATATGTAAGTTGTCTTTTGAGTTTTCAGTTGTCATTTTTCTTATCCTTATCTTGAGCCTGTAAAACCGCGTTTTTGCTTATATGCTTTGCGGTCATAAGTAGGGATATTTGTTTCACGCAGTTTTATAGCGAGCTGCTTTCTGCGCTGAAAATCGATTTCTTGGGTGAGTTCATTCCAAACTTTTGGATAAGAAGTTTGGAACCTGAACACATTTAAAGGCGTCTTAACTCCGTCTTTAACTTTGTAAAGAACTGAGCCATTAGCATTTGATGCATATACGATCCAACCAATTCGGACAGAGTAGAGACCAGTTAAACGGTCAAGGCCTATAAAGCTTTTGAAACCATCTGGATGTGGTTTGAATTGAGCATTCATGATTAGCCTCCCATCATCCAAGATGTTGCAGTTACAGCAATCACCCAAAGAATGAATGAAAGGGCAATAAACTTAATAAAGTCGATTGCGTTCGCTTTAATGGTGGCGAAACGTGAAGGGCGCTGTTCTTCAACAGTAGGATGTTGATATAGGCGTGAAGTGGTTTGACTAGGAATAGGGTTTTGTTTCATACTTACCTCGCGTAATGCAAAGCACCCATGAGTTCGAAGGCAGGGGTGCTTTTTTATTGTCTACGAGACAAATATTACCAAAAAGGTAATTTAATGCAAGTTATTATTACCCTTTTTGTTAATAAATAAAACCCGCTAAATTAGCGGGTTTTATTCTGTGCATTTAAAATTTACTTTAAATTAATCACTTAGAGTTATCATTTAAGTGTATTCTATGCCCTAAATACCATAAGCCTAGGAAGGTTATGAATATAGTTTGGAAAACGATATAAAACACTACAAGGCAACTTATGAAATAGCCAAGATATAAAAACAAATCGCTAATTTGAAATAACTTGAAACTATATATAAAACTTAAGGTTACAGACAGAAAGAAGAAAAAAATGCTAATGAATGATAAATAAGCAAACATATAGCATAAGAATCTTCTTCTTGAAAGAAAGTCCCGATTTTTGTCTTCATCCTTTTCGTCCTTATCTCTTATAAGATAAGGAGTAGGTGCAGCCATTGTTTTATTCATAGAGTCGCTAGGAAATGTGGCTATAGCTGCTAAAGCTGCAATATAAAATCCAGGCATAGATTGAAAAAAGCTAGTAATAGATCCTAAAAGACTAATATCTTTGTAAAAAATATTAATAGAATTATCCACATAATTAATGAACAAAAGTATACAACTAAATGCAAATGCAATACAAAAAGGGAAAAATATATCTAAATTATACTTCTGTTTAGATTGGTCAGAAAGTTTGATATTTAGATAATCGATGGGCTTGTAAATGAGTTTAATCATAGAACCCCCTTTGATTAGTAATTACTTTATGTTTGCTAGCATTCTATCACATAGGGCAACATTCAACGTTGGTGTGTCTGTCATAGGTTGTCGCAGTGATTCATTTAAATATTTTTTCTTAGCCCAGACGAGCTCATCATACTGGGATTCATAATAAGCACTTTGTCTATTATTATTTACATCTGTAAAGTTAATTTTAAAACGTAAACCTTTTAGGTCAGGATGTGCTGTAAAAATTCCAGCAAAACTATTTTTAAAATCTGCTAATTTTTGAGCTACACCACTAGAAGATTGTTTAATAAGTTGACCCGAAACATTTAATTCTACTTTAGAACGTTTACGTATAAAAATTCCAGTTGGGTCAAAAGTGCTAGGAGCTTGATCATTTTCATAAAACTCTACTGAATTAATTTTACCAGTAGAAAAAGCCTGAATAATTTCATTGCTCATTTCTGATGTGTGTGAAAATTTTACTTTAAATTTTAATGGCTTAGGTTGTCCAGTTTGTGTTCCAGACGTATAAGATTCGGTTGGATGCTTCCCAACATAGTATGTATCTGAGCCGACAATTGAATTAACACGTGCATGTTTCATCAGATAGTTTAGTGTATCCGTAAATAGACGCGTTGATACGCCTTGCTTATGCTCAATTGCAAACTTTGCATTGTATTTATTTGCAGGATCAATTTTTATAACAACATGCACACGTTTATCAGCGCCTTCTTCATCAGATCGATCAAGAGAACGAACTGCGCCTGTATTGAAGTTACGCGCCATTTGAAAATCTTCATTTTTATCTGAAAGAGTCAATAATAATTTTACACAGTTTGTAGATTTATCTATTTCTATTACAGGGATTAATCCACAAAATCTATTTTGTCCTCCAAATAAACGGGCTTGATTTTCATAATTCCAAGATTTTAATTTTTCAAATATATCTAATATTGAAACATGTGATACTAATGGAATTGGTTGTTTCTGAGAGATTGATACAATATCTAATTCCAATGTATGGTAAGTAACTAAAATTTTTGACATTTAACCCTCAATATTCATGTGAAATAATTTAAAACCCAATGTATCTAAAGTTCTGCGTCGCGTTCGCAGATCAATTGTTTTGAATAATTTGTGCCGGTTTCTGTAAAACGTCTAATAATTTAGTTGCTTCAGGAGCGACAATCGCACCGCTAGTTACTTTGGTATTGAGATATTTTGGAAATTTTTCCATTAAATAAATTTCATATAACCATTTTCTAAAAATACCTAAAGCATCTGCAGGATAAATCCATGCCTCATATTCTCCACCAGAAGATTGCCTAAAGGTATCTGGATAAACATGTGGGAATTTTTGTCTAAAACCATATACTTCATCAAATTTATTTTGTGTCCAATATCTAGACCAAATTTGACCTACACTTATATCAGGAACTGTTGTGTCATCAATTTTGCACCCACCACGTATCATATTGACGATAACTGTTGATAACTCTTTGAATATAGAGAAATAATTTATTGGGATGTTATCGTTTAGTAAAAGCCTTTCATGGAATGCTTGCCACGAGTTATCAATTTTTTGATTAGGATTATAATTGCATTGAGTATAGACATACAGCTTGAAAGATGACCTAGCAAGAATCCGGTAATTTGTAAGAGCAACTTCTTTATTTATGCTATCTGCATCAAATGCATAATATTCCAGAATAGCCATACAAACAGCATCTGGAATAGCAATAAAATCGCCATGAATACTATTGGCACTTATAAATAAATTTTCATTGAGATAATTTTGGGCACGAAGTAATTCTAAAATTTTTTGCCCACGTGGTTGAAATTTTTCCTGATGCCAATTTTGTACTAAGTTAAGTATAGAAGAGTGCTCGGCACCACAAATTTTTGTTAACCCTCGAATTGTAAGGTATGGAGTACCATCACTTAAAACACCCATTGGTAAATCATTTATAGACGTTTCAGCAACTGAAAACAAACCTAAATTACCTTGGCTAGTTAATTGCATATAACCCTCATTATTAATTTAAATTAGTTAGTTTTTATCTATTTAATTTGAATATTCATACATCCCTATATAAACCAACGACTTTTCCAACCAGTTTGCATCCTTCACGGAGCGGTATGATTTTCTCATGCCATTTAGGGTTTAAGGGTTCTAAATACATACCATTGCTTTCTACTATCAATTTCTTGAAAGTTGCTTCAGTTTCCCCGTCGCAAGCAACAATAACCAAATCACCTGTTTTTAAATCACTTATTTGAAAGTCAGGATTTACATATATTTTGTCACTAGGTCTAAAATCTGGAGACATAGATTCTCCAACCACAATTAAACCATAACCATTTTTGCCACACTTAGGATTTGGTGGTAACCATTCCTTAAATTGTGTTCCCATTGGAACGGACTCTGCAGTGGTCCATGTTCCTGCTTGGACCCAAGAAATAACAGGAACTAAACGTCCAGCTATAGGAAATGGATCGGTAATATTGTTATCTAAATTTATTGATTCAATATCTTCATGAACTTGATCTAGCCAACCATGAGGTTTATTAAAAGCTTCTTCAATTTCACGGGCGACTTTATTTCCAATTCCTTTTATTGGATTTGTACCAGCAAATTGGCTAGTTTGTGACTGACCTTTATTAATTTTTTCAGCAAAATTAGATACTCCGCCAATTTCATCAACTAGAAGGCGTGTATTTTTATATCTGATGGTTTTGCTGTCCATATAAGACTCAACTATTTATATATGAAATCACTAATACAGTGATTTTTTTAACTTTAATAAAGTTTACGATTATCACCAAAAAGGTAAACAAGAAAAAAGGTTGTATTTACATTACCTAAAAGGTAATATTTGGATTGATTAATGAGGATCAATCTATGAAGTTTCGCGATTTCATCCTGAATATGACTCCAGATGAACTAAATGAATATGCAAAAGCTGCTGGTACAACAACTGGTTATCTAAAGACACATCTTTTGTATGGGTATAAAGAACCACGTAAGAACTTACGTAAAGCTTTGGCTGAACATAGTGGTGGGAAAGTTTCAGAGCAAGAAGTATTACAACATTTCGGGTTGTATCCCATCTCAAATTTATTAAACCAAAATGGTAATGAAGTAGCTCAGACTTAAATTTAATAGGCAAGGGAGCTGCTCTTTTCATGAGAACCGATGAAATGAATGAAGCAAGAGAGTTGGGCTTTCTAGGTGGAAAGCTCGATAACCCTATAACGGTCAAATTTAATGATTTGACAGATGAATCCATCGAAGGTGTGGCAAATGCCAGCGACATGACGAAAGCAGACTGGATACGAGAAGCTTGCATAGAAAAACTCTTGGTGGAGAGACGCAAGTTCAATCGTATGCGAAAGGTGTGGGGTCATCCTAAGGAAACAAGAGATGCCAGAGGATGTCATGAGAATACAGAGTCAAATTTAGAGCATTAAAAAACCACTACCTGCGCAAACAGGAGTGGTTTATAGGCATTCAATTGAGGTGGATCAAATGAACACAAACAATTTATCAGAACAACCAATCGAACTCAACTCACCAGATTTTTTAATAGGTGACGTTGTAGTACTTACTAAAGAGTGCCGTACTTTCAAATCAAATGATTTGTTTGAAGTTAAAAACAAAACTTTGACTAGTTTATGGACCATCAAATCAGAGAATCATTTGATTCTAGTTTCTTCAAAAGAAATCCGCACAGCAACAGTTGCTGAACTTAACGCCAAACGCCGACTAACAAGCGCTGAGCAAGCATTAGCGGAGGTGTCATGAGTGCCTTTGAACAACAACAAAAGCATATTCAATCCTGGCATGAACCAGCATTAAGAACTTTGTCTGGTTTGTTGAAAAAACGGAAGGAAAATTTAGCCCGCCAAAACCGTGACGAAAAAAATGCTGCTGTAACACGTGATGAATTCATGCAGGCTTTGGTTGACGAGCATGGAAAACATGGGATTTATCTTATTCATGCTGGCCCGATCATCTCAAGTTTATATCGAGCTAAACGGATCCGCTATTTGGGTAGCACATTCATTCAGTTGAATGAAGAGGGGGATAAATGAGTCTAGATGCAACAGTTTGGGCTTGGAAAACCCGTCAAAAACAAAAGGTGGGTGGAGCATTAAAACCACTCAAAAAATTAGTCCTTCTTTCACTAGCCGATCGAGCTGGTGAAACACATGAATGCTATCCAAGTATTGCTCGTTTAGTTGATGACACGGAAATGGACCGTAAGACCGTTTTAAAAATCATTGATGAGTTAATTGAAGACGGATTTATTATCGATACTGGTAAGCGCGAAGGTAAAACTAAGCAGGTAAAAGTCTATCTTTTGATCGGAGTTAAAGGTCGGGAAACAGTACCAACAAAGGTACACTTTGACACTGAAAATGATGATTTAAACAATACCAACAATGGAACAGTTCCAAAAACGGAACAGTTCCAACAATTCCATGAAAGAGTCCCAACAATTCCGTTAAACAGTCCCAACGTTGGGACACGGAATCTTTCAAAGAATCTATCAGAAGAATCTAAAAATAAAAAAACATGGTTGAGTTTGAAAAAACTTGGTGAAGAAATTCGTTTGGCAACTGATCAGGAAACTTACGAGCAAATTAAAACCGCAACTTGGTTCGATCGAGAGTTACGAGCATTTGAACTCTATAACGCTGAAAAGAATCTTTGTGATGAACTCATGCATTACCACTTTGCTGACTGGTTGATTAATGCATGTGGAAAATACCAAGCACGTGAACAATCTAAAAACCCAAAAGTTGGAGCACAGGTTCGAACCCCTCAGGGAGAGTCAAACACACTCAGTTCAAAACAGATTTACTCATTTGCTCAAAAACTTTCTGTTCATCCAGAGTTTGCAAGTAAATATGCTGAAGGTAACGAGAGCTATGAACAACTTGCAGCACGAATCGCCGTAAAACTCGCAGATCATGCACATCAGCAAAAATGGATGCCGTACTTAATTCAAGTTGGATTTCAGCAGGGCAAGGGAGCAGCGGCATGAATAAGATTTTATTTGGTGATTGCCGTGCTCTGATGAATCAAATGATTGCAGAAGGCTTGAAAGCTCAAACTTGTGTTACATCACCACCTTATTTTGGGTTACGTGATTACGGTGTAGATGGTCAATTAGGTTTGGAAAATACTGTAGATGAATATGTTCAAAACATGGTTGAAGTTTTTCGTTTAGTACGAGAGCTGCTGCATGACGATGGAACACTTTGGTTAAACCTTGGTGATAGTTATGCAGGTTCTGGCCGCGGCATGACTCGTACTGGGTTGAATGACGGGAAAAATCCAAAAACAAAGGGTTTAGTTTTACCTAAACAAAATGCAGCTCAATCTAATTTGAAACCAAAAGATCTTATTGGCATTCCATGGAAAGTTGCTTTTGCACTGCAAGCCGATGGTTGGTATTTGCGCCAAGATATTATCTGGCATAAACCGAACCCAATGCCAGAAAGTATTACTGACCGTTGTACCAAAGCACATGAGTATATTTTCTTATTCAGTAAATCACGTAGATATTATTTTGACCACGTAGCAATTAAAGAACCGGTTGCAGAAAGTTCAATCAAAAGACTTTCCCAAAATCTTGATCAACAACATGGCAGTACTCGTGCCGTGATGAAATATAACGGTCCAATGAAAGCCGTTTACTCGAGATCTTCACGCGATAGTTTTAAACGTGAAAACAGCAAGAGAGCTGCTGTTATTCCCAATCAAGCATACGGAACACACAGATCAGAAAGATCAGAAAGCGAGTATGACTTACTTACACGTAATAAGCGCAGTGTTTGGCAAGTTTCTACAAAGCCTTACAAGGGCGCTCATTTCGCAACATTCCCAATGGATCTAATCGAGCCGTGTGTATTAGCGGGATCTCGAGTCAATGATGTTGTATTTGATCCTTTCATGGGATCTGGAACAACAGCCGCTGTAGCGCTTATGCATGAGCGTCAATATTTAGGATGTGAATTGAACCCTGATTATTACGAATTACAGCAAGAAAGATTATTAAAAATCATGGAGAAAACTGCATGAATAAATTCGAGATTTTAGCGTGGGGGTTACTCATTTCATGTTTTACCGCAGCTATTTGTGGGGCAGTGGTTTTGTGGTGGTTGGCGCGTAAAGAGCTTGATGAGAAAGGAGCCAGCCATGAGTAAATGCCAACACTGTGCAGTTGAAGAGTTAATAAATTCTTACGGCGGTTTTGCAGAAGTTAAGACTCTTTGTGAAAAATTACGAGGCAAATATAACCGCAGTGGGCTATCAAACACTGATTACAACGAGCTACTTCAATTAGAAAAGGCACTTGACCAAGCGAAGAAGTTTAATGCGGAGGGCGCAAAAAATGGACAGTAGATGGATTGAAGCGCAACGCCGTGAAATGGAAAAGCTTATTTCACCAGAGCTAATCAAGTCGAGAGATTTAGCACGTCAAAGTTACTTCGATCAGATGGAAAAAGAAATGGCTGACCACGTATCACGCTCAATTGAACCACTCAGCGGTAAAAAGCAAAGCACTCTGGTTGAACTAAGTGAGTCAATTGAAAAACTGGCTCAAAAGTATAAACAAGATGCTCATTCATCCAGCCTTTTTGGTGATCAGGATAAAGCGCGAGTTTATAACTGCTTTGCTAATCAATTGGACCATTTGCTGAAAGGTGGTGCTTGATGTCATCAGTCAGCATTGCTGAATACCGTAAGTTATTTCCTATTAAGAAAAATAAAAAGCGGCGTTCAGCAAAGCAAGTTGCCAGACAACCAAGTGTGGGTGAAATGGTACTGGCAACGCATTTAAGAGCGTGCAAGATTGGTTTTGAACAGGAATATAAATTCCATCCAACACGTAAATGGAGAGCAGATTTTTTAATAACGGGTACAAAGATTTTGATTGAGGTAGAAGGTGGTATCTGGAGCGGAGGCCGTCACACAAGAGGCAAGGGCTATTTAGGGGATATGGAGAAATACAACTCCGCAGCAATGATGGGTTTTACAGTTTTACGGTTCAGTACAGAGCAAGTTAAGTCCGGTATGGCATTAAAGCAAATTGAATTATTAATTAAGGGTAAATAGGAAGGCGATTATGCTAGTTGAAAAGTTTGATTTTATTGAGTTACTTCGCCTTGCTATTGCTCAAAGCGAAGGTAAAGGAAAAATTACTAAGCATGTTGTTTTGGGAGAAATTGCCTTATTGCCTGCAGGTGCAAAAAAATGGGCAGAATTACTGCTTGAACGTGTTGATTTTGAGCGCATTGCAGAAATCACAGAAACAAAGAAAATTTATGAGACCAGGATAATTAATGGTAAGGAATCAAAAAAGCGTATTGGTGAAATACCGGGTAAAGTTGAAATAAAAAAAGGGGAGATTAACTCAGCTGATTTTTTCCGCGTTAGAAACGTACTGGCGGGTAAGATCCATCGTGAAATGATCAAAAAGAACTTTAAGCCAAATAATTGTCAGGGCGATTTATCAAATGTGGCCAAAGGTATTGCTGAGGTTGTTTTGCGTGGGCGATTATTTACAAAGGCAATGTGTGGCCATTGCCAGGGATTAGGCAAATTGGAGTTATTCAATGAAAAGGGATATCCAAACGGCTCTAAATTTTGTGATAAATGTGGTGGTACGGGGAAACGCCCTTATACATTGCATGAAAAAATCACGATCGCAAAATTAAAAGTATCTAAATCTGGATATTCTGAGCGCTATGAACCATACGAGTTAATTGCTGAAGCATGTATAGAGAATTGGGAAAACAGTATTAGAACAAGCTTGGCTAGATCGTTTCATTTTGAATCAGAAGAAATCACCCTTGCTTGACATAAACAGAACGGTTGAGTATAAGTATTTCTAAAATGGGCGCTTTATACATGGATCGCCAGAAAAATTTAATAGAAGCTCACTAATTTTAGTGGGCTTTTTGCGTATCTAGAGCATTGAAAATGGAAAACACCTGGCATGCTGACCAAGAAAAACCAGAATTACGGCCAGATGAAAAACCTTTGAATTGCCCATTTTGTGGATCTGATTCAATTTGTACGGATTCTTCACATTATGGAAAACCAGATGAAGACGGCTCTATAGCGTGGGATGCTTTCACATGGTGTCATGATTGTGGATCAAAAGGCCCTAGTGCTTGGGCGATGATCGCTTGGGATGAAAATTTTCATTACGACACTGTTTATGAAGAAAGATCAATTGTTAATTATGCTATTCGCCAGTGGAATACACGCAAATAAGATTTTTAATCTCGTGAGGGTGTTTTATAAGCACACCTCTCTTTTAGCCGGACGGATTACGGCGCAAACGGCCCCGCTACATACTAGTTATTGGCGGGGCTTTTTATTTTATTAACTAGATAATTTAGTTCTCGATAGTGAATAATTTACTATTGAGAATCAAATACTTACACTTTACTTTGGTTAAAATTTATGCTTTACTCATTGAATCATTTATTGAGAGGTGAAGCATATGTTGTTTAATGGTTCAGAAGAGCTTGTTGTGATTTCCAATGATGGTACTCGAAGCGCTTTGAAGTCTTGTAGAATTGATAATGAAGAAACAATCTTCACAAGTGACTCTACAGATGGCGTAAGTATTGGAGATCGATTAATCAAGAAATTACAAAATGGTTCAAATCGAGAATATTTAGTTAAATCTGTTAAGGATGGTGTAAATATGTTTGGACATAGAGAGATTAGAGTTCAGCAGATTTAAAACCTACAGTATTAATAACCCTACCTTATGGTAGGGTTTTTCTTTTTGGAGTATGTATGACTGAATTTCAAAAAATTACTCATGAGATTAGACAGCTTCAAGTAGATTTAAATCATTTGGGAAGTTGCAATACAAAAGGTTTAAATACAGAACAGATCGCTCACTTAGATGAGCGATTTTTTTTAGCCATAGCAAAGCAAAATAAATTAATTGCACGACTCAACAATAAACCAGAAGGCTTCTTATAAGAGGCTATTGGTATGGACGATAAAGAGTATTTTTGGCTAACTCAGAAAAAAGAACCTAAAACCAAGCCTAAATCCAGACCACTGCCTAAGGCGAAGCAAAAATATCTCGAGGCTGAGGCAACACTTAAGGAAGAACTTGAGGATTTGTCGATTGGATTTGAAAGTAAGTTTCAGCCAATCCATACCAAACACTGGCGCTTTGACTTTCATATTGTGAAATTGCGTTTGCTCATTGAAATTGAGGGTGGTCCCTGGTCTGGTGGGCGTGGTGGAAAGCTGTCAAATAAAGCATGGAGTCTTGATCGATATGATCTTGCTGAAGAGATGGGTTACAAAATAGAGCGCTTTCATCCAGATTCTATTTTGTCGGGATATGTCATCAACTGGATAAAAAGTGAATTAGCGAGAATTGAAGATGGAGCAAATAAGACCATTTCCACCGACTGATTTTATTGATCAAGCTGAAGAAGAGGAAGCAATTCGTTTAATACCCGCTCCAGATCTAAAGAAATGGGTTGTGGCTAATTACTTAACGATTGGTGGGCCTCTTTATAATCCAGATCATGATCATATTGCTGAGTTACTTCATGATAATGAAGAGTTCTTGGCATTTGCTTGGGCCTCTTCTGCATATAAAAGCAAGCAAGCTATGGTGTTAGGCCAGTGCGAAAAAGTCATGTTCAATGTTGGTGGATGGCGTAAGGCCAGACAAGAGCAACAGATGCGTGATTGGTTTGGTTTTGTACCTACTTATTTAATAACTGTCGACGCTTCTTTCTGTGAGCGTGCAAACGATACAGAGTTCTGTTACTTACTTGAACATGAGCTTTACCACATTGGAGTGATGAGAGACGAGGACGGAGAAATTGTTTATAGCGATAGTTCTGGTCTTCCTAAGCACTATCTTGCAGGTCATGACGTTGAAGAGTTTATTGGCGTAGTTAAACGTTATGGACCAAGCAAAAATGTTAAGCGACTTATTGAAGTCGCAAAAAATCCTCCGTTTGTTTCGAATCTTGATATTTCAAAATGCTGCGGAAACTGCGTAATCAATTGAGCCAAATGGCTCTTTTTTTTGCCCATTTTGTTATACGTAGTTATACGATGAGGAAGTTATGGCGACACTAAAAGAGCCTGTAAAAATCTTTATAGTTCAGTCTCTTGCTTGTCGTGATACACCTCAAGAAGTAGCTGAACTCGTAAAACAAGAATTTGGCGTTGATATAGATCGTGTTCAAGTTGCAACTTATGACCCTACAAAGGTTGCTGGTAAGAACTTAAGCAAAAAATATGTCGAACTATTTGAAAAAACCAGAGATGAGTTTGATAAAGGCTTAATTGATATTCCAATTGCCAATAAGTTCTACCGATTGAAGCAATACCAAAGACAGCTTGAGAAGACTAGAAACGTCAAAACAGCCTTAAAAATTCTTGAGCAAGCCGCTAAAGACATTGGTGGTCAATTTACTAATCGCCAAGAAATTACAGGCAAAGACGGCGGACCAGTCCAAACAGTTAATTCAGAAATTCCAGTTCCAATGGAAGATTACTTAAAAGCGCGGAGGGAAGTCTTAGATGAGTACTGATGCGGCTCGGGATAAAGCCATCCGGATCGAGGCGCAAGAAGATTTATATTTCTTCACAAGGTACATGTTTAAGGAGCGCCGTGGTTATAAATGGATGCAAAATTGGCACCACTTAGAAATCTGCGAAGCTTTAATGAAAGTTTATCGCGGAGAGATAAAGCGGTTAATTATTAACGTTCCACCACGATATTCTAAAACTGAAATTGCTGTAATTAATTTCATGGCTTGGTGTTTTGGTAAGAATCCAGACTGTGAGTTTATTCATATCAGTTACTCGGCAATGCTTGCCGCAAATAATGCCTTCCAAATACGAACTCTTGTACAAGAAGAGGCGTATAGAAAAGTCTTTCCTGAGCTTACATTGCGTGATGATAGTAAGGCTAAAGACTTCTGGAGAACTTCTCAAGGCGGTGTCTGCTATGCGACAGGTACAGGCGGTACGATTACTGGTTTTGGTGCAGGAAAACTTCGTAAAGGCTTTGGTGGCTGCATTATTATTGATGACCCACATAAAGCACATGAAGCTTCATCAAAAACTATTCGAGAAGGGGTAATTGATTGGTTTCAGAACACACTCGAATCGCGTACTAACTCGCCAGATACGCCAATCATTGTGATTATGCAGCGACTTCATGAAGATGATTTGGCAGGATGGCTGCTAGGTGATAGAAAAGACGGCGTTCCTGTAGCTGGTGGTAACGGTGAGGTTTGGGAGCACCTATGTCTTTCGGCTATTCAAGAAGACGGATCTGCACTATGGCCAGCAAAACACAATATTCAAAAATTGAGGCTAATGGAGCAAGCAGCACCATATGTATTTGCCGGGCAGTACCGACAAATGCCATCACCGCCAGCAGGCGGTTTTTTTAAGCCCGACAATATTCAAATTGTTGATGCTTTGCCTGCGGATGTATTGAAACAAGTTAGGGCTTGGGATTTTGGGGCTACAGAGAATGAAGGCGACTTTACAGCAGGTGTGCGAGAAGCTCTTGGTGCAGATGGTTTTACTTACATTGTCGATGTTACAAGAGGACAACTTGGTCCAGACAATGTGAATAAACGCTTAAAGCAAACCACTGAGCTTGATGGAAAAAACGTAACTGTTCGAATTCCTCAGGATCCTGGTCAAGCAGGGAAATCTCAAGCTCTGGCATTTACAAAACTTCTCAGTGGCTATCATGTGGTTGCAAAACCAGTATCGGGTGACAAGCTTACACGGGCACAACCATTTGCGGCCCAAGTTAACGTGGGAAATGTACGTATGCTCAAAGGTGAATGGAATAAGGACTTTATTGATGAGCTTCGTCATTTTCCTAACGGTACACATGACGACCAAGTGGATGCAGCTTCAGATGCGTTTAATGAATTACATGAAGGATTTGAAACCTTCTTCGCTGATATGGGATTTGCTCGATGAGTGATGTAACTTTTCAACATGCTGAATATGTTAAGAACTTGCCATACTGGCAAAAACTTGATGATGTTTGTGAAGGTGAAGATGCAGTTAAGGCTAAAGGTGAAAAATATTTGCCGATGCCAAATGCACATGATAAATCACCTGCAAATAAAAGTGCTTATGAGGCTTATCGTACTCGGGCAGTCTTTTATGAAGTAACGGGGACTACATCTAATAGTTTAGTTGGTGCAGCTTTTGCAACCGATCCAAGTTTTAAATTTCCTCCAGAACTAGCTCACTTAGAACGCAATGCTAACGGCGCGGGATTAAGTGCTTATCAATTGGCACAGAACGGGATCCGACATTTATTAAAGCATTATCGTTGTGCTTTATATGTTGACTATCCTGCAGTTACACCGGCTCGAAATCTTGCGGAGTTTAAACAGCAAAAAGCCTACCCGATGATTCACTTATTGAATGCCATTGATGTGATCAATTGGGATTCAATGATGATTGATAACCAGAAAAAGCTTTGCTTGGTGGTCATCCGTGAATTTACTTCAGAACGAGGCGCTGATGGCTTTAGCAAATCTGAGGTAGAGCAATACAGAGTACTTCGTTTAGAGCCTGATAATGAAGGAAACTTCATCTATACAGTTCAAGTTTACACAAAAGGCGACAAGGGTACATGGAAGGGCGAAGATAAGAAGTATCCCACTGATAATAACGGGGATTTCTGGTCTTATATTCCATTCACTTTTGTGGGGGCTATTGATAACTCTGAAGAGATTAAAAAGCCTCCATTGCTCCCATTGGCTAATCTTAATTTAGCTCATTATAGAGATAGTGCGGACTTTCAAGAGTCCGTTTTTTATATGGGGCAACCTCAATACTATGCGAAGGGTGTTAATTGGGAGTGGTATGACCAAGCCAAGAAACGTGGCATCTACATTGGAGCGAAAGTACTTTTGCCTTTACCTGAAAATGGTGGTCTAGGTATTGTTCAAGCTGATCCTAATACGCTTGCCCGGGAAGCCATGAAAGACAAGTGGGAAAAAATGAAGGAGATGGGGGCACGTTTAATCGAGAAGGGTTCTGGAAGCAAAAAGACTGCTACAGAGGCAAATAGTGATGACGCCGTTCAGCATTCAGTTCTTTCGCTCTGTGTCGTTAATATGAATGAAGGCTTGTCAGCAGCATTACGATGGGCTGCTAAGTTTGTAACGCCTAATGTGGATGTTCTAACTAAAGATGATTTGATGTTCGAAATCAGTCAAGAATTTAACAAACAGGGTTATTTAGCTGAGTTAGCTCGACAGTTATTTGAAGCAGCTCTACAAGGCCGATCTTCATTTAAATCATGGTGGGAATACAACCAAACAGGTATGTTCCCTAAACAAAAATATGAAGAAGAGCTTCAGAATGTTGAAGCAGAGCAAGATGGGACTTTAAATCAAAAGGTAGAGTGAGATGGCAACAGATATCAAAAAACTATTTGAAGCACTCACTCAGCACCAGGCCTATCTTTATCGTGCTTCATCAAAAACGGTAAATGAGTTATTGGCTTTATTCAATGATGATACGGGCAAGATGCTATCTAAGCTTCGGGATTTATTGGATGAGCTTAATGAGTCGGAGAAAGTTGCTTTAGCTGGTGGTAAATATACAACTTCAAATTTAAGGGAAATTAGGGATTTGATTGCCCAATGGTTTGCCAGTGTTAATTTAGCATTACCTGAAGCTTTTGCCGTTTCTGCTACGGCGCTGGCTGTTTATGAGGCCAATTACGTAGCTAAGCTCTATGGAGCAAAAATTAATAAGCCTGATGGGGAAAAACTATTCTTATCCGCTAAAAAAGTTCCGTTGGCAGGTGGCGCTCTTGTCGATGATCTGCTTTCAAGAATTGCTGAAAGTGCCCGTCAAAAGGTTGAGTATGCAATTCGAGATGGTATTAATTCAGGCAAAACTAACCAAGAAATTGTTCAGCGTATTCGTGGTACCAAACGGCTTAACTATGAAGATGGGATCTTAAATGGTACCAAAACTGATATTGAGCGAACGGTAAGAACTGTGCGAAGTCATGTAGCTAATCAAGCCTATCTAAATAGCTTCAACCAAATTGGCTTTGAATATGTCCGATTTGTTAGCGTTTTAGATGGACGAACTTCTAAGCTTTGCGCTTCATTAGATGGTTCAGTGTGGGAAATAAATGATCCGGCAAAGCGAGTGCCGCCGTTACATCCTAACTGTCGCAGTATCTTGGTTCCGGTCGAGAAGGACGGTCAACTTGTTGGCGAACGGCCATTTGTAATGGACGAACGTAGAGTTAAAGACATCCCCAAAGAAGAGCGAAGCCAGTTAATAGGACAGTTAGATGCCAATACCACTTTTAAAGAATTCTTTAAAAAGACAGATGATTTCTTTCAAAAAGAGTGGCTAGGGCCGAAGCGTTACAAGCTCTATAAGGAAGGAAAATTTGATTTTGAAAAGTTCTTTGATCCTGAAGGCCGTTTCTATAGCTTAGATGATTTGAGAAAGTTGGATGAAAAAGCTTTTAAAAAGTTGGGTCTGTAATTTTTCTTATGTTATATTTTTTAAAACATCAGAATTTATACAATATGAAAACAATAGCTTTTGTATGTCTAACCCTAATTTCCATCACTTGTTTAGCTGAACCAAGTCAAAAATATCTTAAAGAATATGATCGATTGTCTGAAGCTTTGGAGTCAGCAATGGCAAATGCATATTCTTTTGATCCTGCAACTGGTCAAGTAAAACAGGCTACTCAAGGTTTAGAAGCTAAAAATAATTTATGTAGAGCTGCCCAGGCGAAACTAAACCTCACCACGTTTTTAAAAGACAATTTAGAGGAATCTAAAGAGCTTTATAAATCTATTGATGGTGCAGAGACTCTAGATAAAAATTATCTTAGTGGACAACAGCAGGAACAACAAAATCTCGTTTCAAATTTGAAAAAAGACCTTGTTGGAACTGGATTTAACTGTGAGTAATTATTGCCGATTACAGGTAATTCTAAACTCACTTAAGACACAATTTTCACCTATATAAGCGCCCAAATGGCGCTTTTGTCATTTATGGAGTTTGGCTTATGAGTGAACCAAAAGTTAGACATTTGGTACTTAAAAGAGTTTCAGATAAATCTTCTCATCTTGCTCTTTGTGACGAGGAAACAGGTATTCCATTAGCTGGATTAACCGCTGTAAAAATGAATTGTAGTGTTTTTGAGGGTCCAGCGACTATCACGGCAACATTTGATGTAGGTGGTCCTCAAGGCATCCGCTTAGTTGGTGATGAACCTAGATCAGAGGTTTGGAATAAAAAGTAAACGTAGCTAAAGGTACTACAAATGCCTGAAAAGCAAATCAATATGTCAGATGCTCAATATATTCTGAGCACAAAATGAATTCTGGTGCCATTTCTTCAAATTAAGGTTTCAAGCCATGGCAATTTATGGTTTTACTTTTGAAAGATTAAAAGCAATTGCACTCATCAAATAGAACTTAATTTTTAACCATAGCACCTTCGGGTGCTTTTTTGCGAGAAGAAAATGCCAAGCCCTATTATCCAATATTTCCAATATGAACATTTACCTGAACATTTGCAGCAAGTTAGTAAGCCAATTGGTGATTTAGCTCGGCAAATGGATGAGCAACTTCCTGACGGGCCTGAAAAATCCACAGGATTAAGAAAGCTACTTGAAGCAAAAGATGCATTTGTACGCCAAGCTTTAAGTAAATAATCATTTATAGAAATGAAGCGTCCTAAAGGGCGCTTTTTTATTGCCTGCCGAAAGCGGATGCTAACGGCGAATCCGGGCGGATGCCCATTTTGTATATATAGGTTGGATGACCAATGAAACTTAAAACAGTAACAATCGACGGTAAAGTTTATGCGGAAGTAGACGGAGATAAGCCGATCTATATTCATGATGATGGCAAAGAAATGCCACATGATGCACCACATTCGGTAGCAACAATTGCACGCTTAAACAATGAAGCTAAAACACATCGTGAAGCCAAAGAAGCAGCTGAAAAAGCATTAAAAGCTTTTGAAGGAATCGAAGACCCTGCGGCAGCTAAAAAGGCATTACAAACAATCCAAAATCTCGACGATAAAAAGCTGGTGGATGCTGGTGAAGTTGAGAAAGTGAAAGCTGAAGCTATCAAGGCAGTTGAAGAAAAATATGCTCCGATTGTTGAGCAACGTGACGCACTAGAAGCCTCTTTACACAAAGAACTAATCGGCGGTGGTTTTGCTCGTTCTAAGTACATTCAAGACAACATTGCAGTACCTGTGGACATGGTTCAGGCAACCTTTGGCCATCACTTCAAAATCGAAGAAGGCAAGGTGGTTGCATACGATCCGAACGGCGAAAAGATTTATTCACGTGTCCGCCCGGGTGAACTTGCAAATGTTGATGAAGCTTTAGAGTCCTTGGTTGGTGGATACCAGCATAAAGACTTAATTCTTAAAGGTGGTAAAGGAACTGGTGGCGGTTTTCAAGGTGGGGGCAAAGGTGGAGCGCCTGCAGGAATGAAACGCAGTGAAATGTCTGTTTCTCAGAAAGCTGACTACATCAAAGAACATGGCAATGATGCCTTCCTAAAACTGCCGAACTAATCATTAAAAATTTGGAGATAAGTAGTTATGACTACAACAGTTAATTCAGACATGATCATCTACAATCAATTGGCTCAAACTGCTTATTTAGAGCGTTTGCAAGATAATTTGAATGTATTTAACCAAGCCTCTAATGGTGCAATTGTTTATCGCAATGAGATCATTGAAGGTGATTTCAATAAAGAAGCATTCTACAAAGTGGGCGGTAGCATCAAACATCGTGATGTGAATTCAACCGCCAAAGTAGTTCCAGAGAAAATTGGTTCTGGTGAATCTGTAGGCGTAAAAGTCCCGTATAAATATGGTCCTTATGCTTCTACTGAAGAGGCATTCAAACGCCGTGCACGTACACCTGAAGAGTTTGCCATGATTCTTGGTTATGATTTAGCAGATGCATTGGTTGCTGGTCGTTTACAGTACAGTTTAGCTTCTTTAAAAGCTGCTATTTCTAGTAACCCGGATATGGTTGCTAAAGGCAGTATTGCTGTAGATGGGCGTAAAGCATTAACACGTGGTATGCGTAAGTTTGGCGATAAGTTTGGACGTATTAGTTTATGGGTAATGAACTCAGATACCTACTTCGATATTGTTGATGATGCAATCACTAAGCAGATTTATGGCGAATCTGAAATTGTTATCTATGGCGGTTTACCGGGTACCTTAGGTAAGCCAGTCTTGGTTACAGATGCCGTAGGTGATGATGATGCATTTGGTTTACAAATGGGAGCTGTTACTGTTACAGAATCACAAGTACCAGGCTTCCGGGCGTATGACATCAATGATGAAGAAAACTTAGGTATTGGTATGCGTGCTGAAGGCGCGTTCAACTTAGATATTCTTGGTTATAGCTGGGATACATCAAAAGGCGAAAACCCTGACCTTACTTTACTTGGTTCAAGTGCCAACTGGAAAAAACATGCTACTAGCAACAAAATGACAGCAGGCACATTGCTTGACTTGTCTGGCACAACAACTGGTTAACTCATAATCATCTCACTATAAGAGGGCTATTAAGCCCTCTTTTTACATTAAAGAGAAATGCATCATGAAGCTAATTTATACACGTATTGCTGCTGCAGCTGCGTTAGAGGTTGGAACTATTGCCAATCCTGATTATTACGAACATCCGAATCGAAGTGCTGAAGAAGTAATTATTTACGGTGATTACCCGAAAATCCAAAATGATTACCAAGCTCTGGATATTCCTGTTGAAGTTCGCAAATTGGAAGAGCCTGCAAAAACGACTTTGGCCACTGTAAATGTAGCGGTTGGAATTACTCCAGAGCTGCAAGAAGTTATTGATAAAACTAAAGCTGAGTGTGAAAAGGTTGTTGAGGAAAACGGACAACTTAAACAGAAAATCGAAATCTTGGAACAAGCTAGTGGTGATAGTTCGGAGTTAATTTCTGAAAACTCACGTTTAAAAGATGCTGTACTCCAAGCTGACAATGCTACTAAAGCGGCTGAAGAAAAGGTAGTAAGCATTCAAGCAGAGTTTGATGCTTTTAAAAATGATGTTGCTGCTATGCAAGCGCGTATTGCTGAATTGGAAGCTGGAAAAGCGGCAGAAAATTCAGCAACAGAAACGGCAGCTAATGATTTTGAAAACTGGTCAAATGATCAATTAAAAGAGTATTTGGCTAGTAAAAACATTGGTTATAAACCGTCTGCAACAAAAGCAGAACTCCTTAAATTAATCCCGAAGGAATAATGCAATGAGCTTTATTACTGTAGATGACGCAAATTCAATTTTGGGCAGCGATTTTGCACCAGACAGTGATAAAGCTCGTCTGGTAAAGCTGGCTAATGTTTGGATGAAAAAACGGATTGGTTTTGTACCAGATCCTATTGATCCACTTCTTAAAGACGCGGCTTGTGAAATTATCAAAGGAATTCTGGCCAAAGTAATTTATAACGGCAAAGACCAGCAGTTGAAGCGTAAGAAAGTTAAAGCTGATTCTGTTGAGTCAGAAAAAGAATACCAAGACGGATCTGAAGCAATCTCTAGCTTCGAACAGATAGCAATTGATTTTATTGATTCACTTGAATTGAAAGATCCAAATGCAAGTTTTAATGGCTTTGGCATACCACTTTACAGGGCATGATATGGGCTTACGTGACGAAATTCAGGCAGATATTGCTGAAGCATTTAATGAAGATTTAGCGGACGCCGTTCATTCATTTACTTGTGAGCGGATCTCAAAAACTAATTGGGATCCTAAAACTGAAACATATGTTGAAGTTAAAGAAAACTATTCTGGCCGAGGTGTACTTTTTGGCTCATACAGTCAATATGAGATTGAGACGCTTGGAGTGCTGGCTACTGATAAAAAAGCAACTGTGCTGCAAAATGAAGTATCCATGACTCCAAAAATTGACGATGAATGGCTAACAGCTTTAGGCTCATTTCGAGTTATCCATATTCAACAAGATCCAGCCAGTACAATCTGGAAATGTCAGCTTCGAAAAGTGTAGGGGCTAAAATGGTTAATCCTGATTATGTTCCTGAATGGTATATCTCGCCTTTTCAACATGTGCAGTACACGCTTGCTCGAAATCAACTACACATGGATTTGTTATTTGAAGATATGGATAAGGCCGATCAATTTTTGGATATGGGAGCGGATGCGCAAGTTAGTACTTTTTCTGATGGTGCATATGCAATCGTCCAAATTGGTGATACGGCGGATAAAGACCGAATTCAAGTTTATGGATTGCTTTTACATGAAGCTGTTCATGTCTGGCAAATAGTAAAACGGCGAATGGGTGAGCGCGAGCCGAGTGTTGAGTTTGAAGCGTATTCGATACAAGCGATCGCTCAAGACCTTTTTGAAATGTTCGAAGCAAGTGAGGTTAAAAAACATGGGGTGGAAGGGAGCAAGGCCGAGCAGCTTTAGTTTTGAAGTTGAGAAACAAGCAGATGAGCATGTAAAAAAAATCACCATGGATACAGTGCAATCACTCGTTGTTTCAAGTCCTGTTGATACAGGTGCTTATCGGGCATCGCATATTGTTTCTGTTGGATCTGGCGATTACGGTGTGCGGGAACCCTCTACAAATGCGGTGCAAGATGCCGCGATTCAAGCTGTTAAATTTAAGCTGGGTAGTTTGATCTATATTCAAAACAACCAGCCATATGCTGAGCGTTTAGAAAACGGTTGGTCCGATCAAGCACCGCAGGGCATTTATAGCACAACGTTTACTTATATTACTCAAAAGTACGGTGGCTAAAATGGCAATGACTTTAGAGCAAGCTAGACAAGCTATCGTGGACCGAATGATGAGTTTTACAGGGATTTCTCAAGATAGAATCCAGTATCCAAATGCACCAGGTTTTACGGTACCAACAAAAGGTGTGTGGTGTCGTTTAACCATTACGGGAGGACCAAGTTTTATTGCTGGACTAGGAAATAAGCCGTGTACACGCCGTACTGGGAATATCTTAATTCAATGTTTTGCCCGTCCTAATACTGGAGACAGGGAAATAACAGAACTTAGTGATGCATTGCTGGCACATTTTGAATATTTCTCAGTCGAACATTTAGAATGTTTGAATGGACAATCAATTTATTCCGGTCAAGATGCTGACTTTGTTCAATATAATATTACGATCGGATACAGAGTGAATTGATATGTCTTGCATGCTTACATTAGAAGAAATTGAAATTAAAAAACAAGAGCTTGAACGACACTTGGCAGATGTAATGGCTAAGGAGCTAAGTAAATGGCAGTTGTCTAATAAATTATGTATTTCTGATGTAAAAATTCGCCTCGCTAATGTTAATAGCATAAATGGACCAAATTTAAATATTGTTACTGGAGTAAGTGTTGATTTGGATGATTGATATTAAGTTTTAAAGAAGTTACCGCCTGAGGGCGGTTTTTTTTACGTCCCTAATTTTATAGCCACCTTCGGGTGGCTTTTTTTATGCCTAACGTCGGAGTATATAGATATGTCGAGTGGTGCACGTCAGATAACACAAATCGCGAAGGAAACCACTGTTGGTACCACACCATCACCCTTCGCACGTACGACCTTTGAATTTACTGAAAATGGCCTTGATGCGACAGTAACAAAGGAAGACTCTAACTCAATCACAAGTGGCCGTATTGCACGTTCATCAATGATTACCGGTGCAGAGTATGCCGGTGAATTAAAATGTGAAGCGAAGTACAGTTCATTAGTTCAAGACTTAATGGCTGCAGCTGCTTTTAATAATTGGTCGTCAAATGTATTAACTTTTGGCGGCACACTTCGTCAAACTTTTTCTGTTTTACGTGGCTTTGAAGATGTTAATGACTACCATGTTTTCCGTGGATGTCATGTAAACACTTTTGGAATTGATATTCCTGAAGCTGGCTTAATTACAATGACTTTCGGCCTTATGGCTCTTGGTCGTACAAACTTTTCTTCAGCACCGGCTGGAACAATTACAGCGGCAGATAACAATCCTAAAATGTCGAATGTCTCTGTAGGTGACATTTTAATTGACGGCGTTTCTCAAGCTGGGATTTCATGCTTGACCGCTTTTACATTTAATTGGGATAACACCATGCAGCTACAACGCTGCTTAGGTGGAGGGATTGATGCACGTGCAATCCTTGAAATGCTTGCTGCAGGTACTGGCTCATTTACCGCAGCTTGGTCACGCAATACATCCGATATGTATGAAAAGCAATTCACTAACAAAACGATTTCATTAAAAGTTCCAATCACTGATACAGATGGGAATAAATATGAAATTTTTATTCCTAAAGCTGAAATTACAGCTCCATTACCTAGTGGTGGTAATTCAGATCTTTTAAATGCTTCATTCGAATATAAAGTCGTAGAAGTAGCACCAACAATTACTCGTACACCAGCAGCAGTTCCTGCGCCTTAAATATTAATCTGATAGCAGCCTTAGGGCTGCTTTTTTTGGAGTTTAAAATGGCTTTAAAAGTAAGCATTCAGACCAGTAAAACAGTTAGCAAATGGCGGGAGTATGTTGATGGCGATGGCAATGTTTTAGCTGAATTTAAGATACGAGGTATCGCATATAAACCATATCAAGTAGCTCTTGAACGAGCAAATAACCAAATCACATCTAAAGGTTATGACGTAAGTAAAGCTAGTAAAGATGACAAGCTCTATCATGAATTGCTTCTTGAAGCTGCAGCCTGCCATTTAATTGAGGACTGGAAAGGCGTAGTTTTTGAAGAAAAGATTGACGGCGGTGAAGTGGTTGAAACTGAACCTGAGTATTCACCTGAAAATGCAGTAAAGCTTTTAAATATGGGGGATATCGGCATTTCTATTTGGCTATATGTAAAGCAAGAAGCTGAAGATATCCAGAAAGAAGCAGATGCATTCAGGAATGAAGTGGTGGGAAAGTCACAGCCCTCTACAACTGGTGCAAGTTCAACTCAGAAGAAGAAGCGAGCGACTACAACCAGAAGCAAACGGCAATCGCCCAAGCCTTAAATTTGAAGAAGCCAGAAGAATTCCAGAAGCCTGAATATTCATTTACCTCACATGCAATATTAACGGCATATAACATCATTTCACGCTCAAGACGTTATGAGCAAGGTATTCCGCTGTCTTTGGATATTTCGGCTATCTCAGCATACTGTGAGCAGTATGAATTGCCAGTCGATAGAGACATCCTTAATGATTGTATTTTTGCTATAGATAACTTGTTTTTAGATGAGTCACAAAAGAAGTTTAAGGTGAAGAAATAAAACGTTTAAGGTTTTATTTCTTAAAACAAAATCGAGTGCGGGGTATTTTAAGAAATGCACAATATACCGCACTTTTAGCATAGTTTTTCTAAAATTCTTAAAAGTTACCTTTTTTAAGTTGTTGAATTATAATAATTTAAAATTAAAGGTTAAGGGTTTAAGAATGTAATTTCTAATTGACATAGATGTCATTAAGAAATATTATATTTTCAATAGTGAATGTTATTAGCCTTAGTTTGAATTGAAAGTATTGCTAATAATGATATTACTTTTATTTTAGAATTATTTATCTAATCCGTATTTGGAGATTTTCATGATCGATTGCGCTGTGGTTCATCCCGCAACAATCCATGCGGACAAAAATCATCATTTAGGTGTTGATATTCAGCATCTTATTGCCCTAACTAAGCAAAAATCGTATAAAATGCCTTCAGGATTAACTCGTGAAGAAAGAAGAGCATGGGCGAAGAAAGTTCAACAAACGACGGATTAGAAAAATCCACTTCTAACACTGACTCAATAAAGCCTTTTTACACTGCAATACTTAGTGATGAGTTTTTGTATTATTACGATAATGTTTTCACTGATGAAAAATTAGACTTGATTGATGATTTTTTAGAACATTATGAACAGAATGGCTTAACAGGTTGGAAGGGTAAAATTTCACCTTCTTGGAAAGTTCCTGAGTGTTACCAAGATCATAAAGAAAGAGCTAAATATGCTCAGGAGATGGATCTTTGGCATGCTCATATTGGTTTACCATCTTGGCAAACCAGAAAAGGTGCAAATTATTCTACATCTGATCAGGTTTTACATTTTCAAAGAACTAGTAAAACTGAAATCTTTGTTTTATCAATTAGTAAGCACAATCCAATGGATTTGCCTGATATTGAATGATAGAAACCACCTTCGGGTGGTTTTGCTTTATGTGACATTTAGTAACCAGTTTGTTAAAGTTAGTACACTTTATAACAAACGGTGAAATTCATGAAAAAATTATTGGCAACTGGATTATTGAGTTTGGGATTAGTTGGGTGTGCTACTACCCCTCAGCAACCATCAGAACCTGTAAAGTTTGAAAAGGTTTATCAAATAGATGGATTAAAGCAAGGCCAAATTTATGATGGCGCACGTCAATGGTTTGCAACAGCTTTTCGCTCAGCAAATGCAGTAATTCAGTACGAAGATAAGACTACGGGTTCAATTATTGGCAAAGGTAATATGCCATACCGTTGTTCTGGGTTTGCTGATTGTATGACTGTTACTGCTGGTGATCGAGTAGATTTCACAGTGCGCGTAGATACAAAAGATGGGAAAATGAAAGTAAGTTACGATAATCTTACTCACTATAAACCAGCACAGGTAATTAGCGGAGTTCGCTATAGTGAAACCAATCGTACTATTACCGAAAATTATCCATCAGCTAAAATAATTATGGATGAATTAAATAAATCATCTGATCAAATGGCTGAAAAGATCAAAACTCAACAAAAAGTTAATGCTGATTGGTAAAGCAACTTTATTCACAAACCCACTCATTGAGTGGGTTTTTTATTGCCTAGAGGAAAGTAAGATGGCACAAGAATCTCGTTTAGTAATTGTCATAGATTCAAAAAATGCTGAACGTAATGCGCGTAATCTAGGCAATGAATTAGATAGCATTGAGCGCAAGGGAGACTTTGCCACGAAGTCTATGGATGGTTTGTCTGTCGCTACGCGTCAGCTTGCTGGATATATGGCTGGATTAGTTACTGTAAGTGCTGCAATTTCTAAGATGGACACTTACACAGGGCTTCAGAACCGCCTTAAGTTAGTGACTAACAACCAAGTTGAGCTAAATAAGGCTACTGAGGACACTTTCCGAATTGCTCAAAAGACATATTCAGCTTGGGATTCTGTATTGCAGGTGTATCAACGTTTTAGTGATAATGCAAAAACACTTAATCTCACAATGGATGACACTGCTCGTTTAACTGAAACAGTGTCTAAAGCTGTTGCTATCAGTGGTGCAAGTGCACAAGCCGCAGATGCTGCTTTGGTTCAATTTGGGCAGGCCTTGGCAAGTGGAACGTTGCGTGGAGAAGAACTTAATTCTGTAATGGAGCAAACCCCAGCATTAGCTAAAGCAATTGCTCAGGGTATGGGTATTACTGTAGGCGAATTACGGTCAGTAGCTGCAGAAGGAAAAATTACTTCTCAAGAGATTGTAAAAGCACTTAGAAATGTAGAAAAAGATGTAGATGCACTTTTTGCAAAAACCGATATCACTATTGGACAGTCTTTGACGCTGCTCAACAACGAGATTACTAAATTTGTTGGGGAGTCAGGAAAGGGCTCAGGTGCAGCACAAGTTTTAGCGGGCAACATTCAGACTTTAGCCGGAAACCTAGATGTTTTAACTTCTGCAATGATGGTTGGTGGTGCTTATTGGCTTGGAACCTACATTCCTGCAATTTATGCCTCAGGTGTTGCTGTAGCTGCAAAAATTAAGGAATTAGCTGCTCAAACAGTTACGCAATATGCTGCAATTCAAGCCGAGCGCGCAGCTGCAGCTCAACAAGTAATTAGCACTCAAACAGTTGTTGCAAATACTCAAGCAACTTTAGCTGCTATTGCGGCTGAGAAAGCTCTAGAAGTACAGCGCCTTAAATCTCAAATTACCGAAAAAGGCAGAACAGCGACATTAACTCGTATGGCTGAGTTAAAGAAAATTGAGGCTCAAGTTACTAGAGAGTTGGCAGTAGCGGAAGGTGCACTGGCAACAGCACAAGCTAGATCGGCAGCGGCAGGTGCGGCAAGTGTAGGGATAGGATCACGGCTTTTAGGTTTACTTGGTGGTCCAGTTGGTATTGGGATTACAGTAGCAAGTTTAGCAGCTGGATATTTATTAATGCGAGACAACACAGCTGAAGCTAATAAAAAGCTTGAAGAACAAGCAAAAGTTGCTGAGAGAACAGATGAGGCTTTAAAAAAATTAGCTGGCAATGATAAGACAAAAGCTGTTAATGATCTAACAGCTGCATTTAATGCCCAGAATGAAGCATTAGAGAAATCGTCACGTTCTGTTGCATCTGCATTAATTGATATCGAAAACTATGCTCGTGGCAATTGGGAAGTTGAAAAAATTTCTCAAGAGGCACGTAAAGGTACTATCAGCTATACAGAAGCCATAGAACGCTTAAATAAAATTAAGTTGCCTACAGATCTATATGAAAATCTTAAAAAGCAAGCTGCCCAATATGATCAAAATTCAGTTAAAGCAGCTCAATCTGCTGACAAGTTAAAAATCTTCGGTGTTGAAGTAACTTTAACCGGTAATAAAGCCCAGAATGCAGCAGCTCAGCATCAACAGCAAGCGGATGCTTTGGGGAATACTGCTAGTGAGGCTGAAAAGGCAACAAAGGCTTTACAAGATTATCAAGCCAAGCAAAAAGATAGCGTTATTGACTCAATCTATAAATCAGGATGGCTTGATAAAGGTTACACCGTTGCTCAAGCTAATGCCATTTTAGAACTGCAAAAAGCTAAAGGAATGAGTGCGATTTTGTCTAAAGATGAAATTGATAGCGCACTTAGAAATCTCAAGATCATCGAAGAACAACAGGAGCGAGAAGATAAATTAACTGAAGCTAAAAGAAAGCAAACCAAAGAGTCTGCCAAACAAGCTGTTCTACTTGCAGGGAATAATGAGCGAGTGAGAAATATGCTTCGTGTATATCAGGCTTTCCGTAATGCTGGATTGGGAGATAAGCAAGCACGAGTAATGACAGCTCAAGTTGGGCGCGAGAATGATTTTAGAAATGAGGCAATGTTTGGTAGCCATAAGGATGAAAATAATGGTTATACAAATACTGGATTTATTTCTTGGCAAAAGACTCGCTCAACTAAACTCATGCAGTCCTTACAGGGACAAGGTGTTTTAGATAAAAATGGAAAAATCCAGCAAACCCAAGATGCTTTAGATGCGCAAGCTAAGTTTTTATTGCAAGAGGTTATGACTAATAAAAGTTATAGCAAATCTAAAGCCGCTCTTCTTAATGATGATTTAGACTATCGAAGTTTAGAAAAAATCGTGGGGAAAAATTTTATCGGGTGGGATTATGAAGGGAAAAAGCTTGGCAAAGATAAAGCTTCACAGCATTTAGCCAAACAAGACTCTTACTATAATCAGCTTAGTAAAATTTTAGGAGATAACCCCGAAGCAGCCTCAAAAGCAATCGGCGATCTTTCGAAGTTCGAAGATGAAGCATATAAGGCACGCGCTAAAACTCTTGAGGAAGTTAAACAGCTACAGGCAACATATGACTCAGAAACAGTTGCTAGAAGCAAAAGACGAGAGGAGGAAATCAACAAAGCAACCATTTTAGGTCAATCAAATTTAATCCCAAAAATTAATGAGCGTTTTAATGCTGAAGATAAATTAGCTCAAAAACAATTTGATTTTGAAGTAAATGGTTATAAGTGGACTGAAGAACAAAAGCTTGATTACACATATGAAACCAATTCATTACGTCTGGTTGCTGAGGGGAAATTAACAGAAGAACAGCGCAAAATTGCGATTGATTCGTTTAAGTTACAGCAGCAACAAGAATTAGGTTTACTAAAACTTGCTCAAGAGCAACGTCTTTTTCAGGCTAAACAAGCTCTACTGACAGAAACCCAAGCCATGCAGGAACGTTACAGACTCGAACGGGAGGAAATTCTTAAGAATACCAAGCTTTCTATAGAAGAGCGGCAAAAGCTAATCGCATTATCTAAAGCCAATCAGGATAAAGAGACACGCGATAAAGTGAATAATGCTGTTCAAAACTGGGATGGTATTCAGGCGAGTATCACTGGTAATAGTGGACAATTCGCTTTAGAACAGGAGCGCTTTAGCCGTTATGATGCTTCTCAAAAAGTATTTGATAGCCAGCTTGCTGATATTGAAACTCAGGAACAAGATCCAAATGCAAATATGGTAGCTCTAAATGCACAACGTGAACAAATCATGAAGGAACACTTTGAGCGTTTGAAATTGATTGAATCTACTTATCAAAATGATTCAATGAATCTCCAGTTGGGTTATGGAGCTAGTGTCACAGGGGCATTGGCTGGCATGTTTAAAAATATGCTTGGTGAGTCATCAAGTGCATACCGCATTCTTTATGAAAGTCAGCGGGCATTCGCATTGGCGCAGGCTGGAATGAACATGTGGAAAGCTGCTTCAGATGCTTACGCAAATGAGCCAGGTACTTGGTACCAAAAAGCGGCAGCAGCAGCGATCGCGACAATTAAATCAGGTACATTTGTATCTCTCATCCAAGCTGCAACCCCGCAAGGATTTGCGGATGGCGGTTATACCGGTAATGGTCTTAAACACACTCCAGCAGGGATTGTGCATAAAGGCGAAGTCGTATGGTCGCAAGAAGATATCAAACGCTGGGGTGGTGTTAGCGTTGTTGAAAGCATGCGTCAAAGTAAACCAAGTGGTTATGCAAATGGAGGTTATGTTTCTAATAATACTAGTGAAGCTATAGCAACACGACGGGAGGCACGACAATTTGATGCGATTAATTCAAATCAAACACAAAGCAGTTCGAGTCAAGTTCCAATCAATGTTTATGTAACAGTTAATCCGGATGGATCAAGCAAAACTGATACCCAAAATGACTCTAAGCAGCTTGGGCAATTGATCGGCAATGCGGTAAGAACGATTATCCGGCAAGAGCAGCGACAAGGCGGTTTATTGGCTAAATAGTGCCATAAATGGAAAATTATTAATTAATTGATTTTTCTATTTAAAGTGAGTTAAAAGTTAGTTCCCATTAACCAATAAGGAGGAGATATGGGAACTGATGTTAACCCAGTGGCATGGGAAAACGCTGAAATTACTGCTTACGCATTAATTAGGAACCCTAATAGTAAAAACTTACTGGATTATTATCTAGAGTTTGGTTCGTATTTAGATAAAAAACATGGTGAATTCTCTGTTAGTAGCGGAGAAAAACCGGTATTTAGGTTAGGAGATAGGTCATTTATTCTAAATGATTTAAATCAACCGTATTTAGAATCTCTAACTAGAATTCTTTACGAACTTTTCTACAAACACCAATTCTAAGTGTTTATAGAAACAAAACCCCGCTCTTGGCGGGGTTTTGTTTTATAAGGAGGAAATATGAAAGCAATTCAATTTAAGAAAACAGGCCAATACACCGGTAATCATGATGAAGTAACACGTTTACTGGGCGGCACAGTAACCTATGTTGGTCAACGTGGAAGAGAGGCAAATAAGACTTATGAACGAGATGGGGAAACTTTCCCTATCCAATTCGATAATTGGCTTGTAGATATTGATGGTGTAATTTTTGTTTTGAGCGAAAAGCAATATGAAGCTCTTAAATCGGTGGCTCATAAGCATATAGGGTTAGGTGAGGCGATTGCGCGGCATGTCAATGAGTACTTAAGTCAACAACAGCGACAAGGTGGTTTATTATCAAAGTAACCCACTCGAATGAGTGGGTTTTTTAATGGGAGTACAAAAGTGAAAAAGTACATTATGACTTTTCTGCTTGCTTTATTGATTGCTGTAGTTTTCTACATAAGTGCAAATTTAATTGATTTTAATCTAATTGAATATGCAACGGGTTTCGTCTTTGGATTGTCATTCACCCTCATTTTTAAAAAACAATCTAAGAGTACTAAAATTGCTGAATTAATGGACAAGCAATTAAAAGAATGGGGAGTTCGTGAAAGTAGGCGGGCAGGTTTATTCGCTCCAGATCAAGATACGAAGGATCTAGAAAGTTGCAAAAAACGTTTTAAAGACAGATCAGAACCTATGAAAATTGATTGGCCAAAAAATCATGAGCAACCTTAAATTCACTTTCGAATGCGACTTAGACGGAAATAGTAATACTCAGCGCTTTAATACGTTATCAAGCAAATTTGGTGACGGTTATGAACAAAACATTGCTGTAGGTATCAATAACCGAGCTGGTGAATGGACTTATCAAAGAACGGCTTACAAAGCCGAAATTATGCAAATCAAAGCATTCTTCGATCAGCACAAGGGCGCGGACTCGTTTCTTTGGGATTCGCCATTAGACGGTGAAGTCCGAGTTAAAACAGGTGAATATCAGCATCGTTGTTTAGGTGGCGAGGTCTGGCAAATCTCAACGACATTCACCCAAGTCTTTTACCCTTAATTTAAACCCTTTTGAAGCCCCTTTTTAGAGGCTTTTTTTATGCGAGTAAGAAAATGACCATTCAAACGATAAATTTAGGCACAGCACCTTCAGGTGCTGGCGGTGATACATTTCGTTCAACTGGCGCAAAAATGAATGAAAACTTTACCAACTGGTCACATGCGGCAAGTCGATATGTAGGGCAAGCTGGTGGAAATCTGATGGAAGTTGGTGCTTTTGGTTTGGGCGGTTATATGACGCAATTATCTATGCCGAATGACTCAACTGTGCTTGGTTCGGGCTTTTATTATTATGACATTGGTAGTTCTGGAGCGAGTACGTGGCAGCAAGTCGAGACGAATGTCTTTGTATTGCGTTCATCATTTTCAAATTTACCACGCGGCTTTGAGATCGGTGTTCTACCGTACACAAACAAGTTTTATCTAAGAAGTAATGAGGACGGAGGTGCAGCTTGGAGGGTTCCGGTTTTAATTAGACACTCGGGGAATACAACTATTGATGCAAACGGCTTTATTAAAGCTGCTTCACCGATCGTAAAACTATTTGCAGAAAAAATTGAACTTAATGATGAGGCCGCTGAACAGCCTATTACTTTTGAAAAAAAGGATGTTGGCCATTACTTAATTAAAGGCAGCTCCGGGTTTTCGAAAGAAGGTTGGTGGATTGAAATACCGACTGACACACATGGCAACAAGATTTGCGCTGTTGAATATCAAACTTTAGAGAATGGTGATCTTGAAATTAAAACTTTCAAGAAAAAGCTAAATGAAGAGGGTGACATTGTTGCTAATCTTGATGCACCAATAGATATTCCAAACAACGCCAATGGCGAACCGCGTTGGATCGATATTCGATTAAACAGCATTAAAAAGACAATCGTCAGAAAAATTCCACGTACTGAAAAACAACCGCGTATGGTCCAGCAAGTAAAATATGCACCGCAATTGACCTATATCACTAAATACGAAGATTTATTTGATGATGAAGGAAAAGCTGTAATTGTGGATGGCAAGAACTATAAAAAGCCAGTAACCCACATTCAAACTGATCAAAACGGCACACCCATCCTATCAAATCAACCAGTCATTAATGAAAATGGTGAACCAGTATTCGAATGGGTGCAAGCAGTAGATAGCGAGGGAAATCCTGTTTTTGACGATGTTCAAGTTATGGACAAAGACGGAAATCCTATTTATGACGAGGTAATTCATGAGTCTGAATAGTGATTTCCAGAAGCTGTATGTAGATGGGTTAATCCATTTGTATGAACTAGATGCCAGCAGCTTAGGTGCTGGCATTTTACGTTTTCATGGCCATATAGCTTTTCAAGATTGGGAAAAAATCTACACATCAATAGGTTCCGAAGGGTTGATCGGGGCAGACTCTGGAAGCATTGGAAAGATTTTTGACACCGGTGATCAGAAAGTATGGAACCGCAATATTATCTGGCAAGGTCAAGTTTTTGAGCCGATGGCCATGGAAGTATCTGGTCTTGAAATGCGTAGTGATGGTAAAGCTTCAGCACCAACTTTAAGCATGGCCAACAATATCAACGGCATTCAAAATGCTCTGTCTGCTTACTGTTTGCAGTTTAAAGACTTTGCTGGTGCAAAACTTAAAGTTATTACCACTCTTGCTAAATACTTAGATGCTGAAAACTTCACAGCAGGTAATCCAACTGCATCGAATGAATCAAAAGAGCAAATCTGGTACATCGAGCAAAAGACATCTGAAAATGCACAACAAGTGACTTTCGAGCTGTCCAATCCAATCGATTTTGAGGGTTTGAAAATCCCAGTTCGACAAATTACTTCACTTTGTCATTGGTGCATGGTCGGGAAGTATCGGGGCGAAGAATGTGGTTATACGGGTACAGCAATGTTTACAGAAAAAAGGGAACCCACAGATGACCCGGCACAAGATAATTGTGGAGGTCATTTAAGAGACTGCCGATTGCGTCACGGAGACAATAAACCTTTGCCTTTCGGTGGTTTTCCAGCTTCAAGTTTATTGTGAGGTTTTATGAATATCTTACTTGGAATAATTTATGGGATGGTAGGGGCGCTAATCATTCATTTTCTAAGCTATGCGGTTCACTTTGTCATTCTAAGGTTAAGAAAGATTAAAGAGAAAAAAGCTTATTTAATTAAATTTAGCTGCCCTTGTGGCGGGATTTTTGAACCAACTGGTCAAGTATATCTTACTTATCCAACTCAAGAGCAGCGGAAGTGCACAAAATGTGGAAACTGTAAGGGGTTTTTCTAAATGAAGCTTACAGCAAAACTTAAAAAAGCAATCATGGCCCATGCGGATGAATGCTATCCACAAGAATGTTGCGGCGTGATAGTTGGTAAAGAATATATTCATTGTCGCAATATTTCTAAAAACTCTGATCAATTCGAAATCCATCCAGAAGATTTAGCTATAGCAGAAGACCAGGGCGAGATATTAGCTTATGTGCACTCTCATCCTGATGGAACAACAAGAGCTTCGGAACTAGACTTAATTCAGATTGAGTTACATCAAAAGCCTTGGGTAATTTGTTCCTATCCGGATCTTGATTTTCAAGTCTACGAGCCTTGTGGTTATCGCGCCCCCTTAGTGGGGCGTAATTATATTCATCTTTATCAGGACTGTTATGCATTGGTTCGTGATTTTTATGACCGCGAACTTGGTATTAAATTGCCAGACTTTGAA